AACATAGTTATGCTTCTCGGAAACGGTTACAACGCCTTGTGTGGCTTTTGAGATTCCTGTTACATAAAGGAATCTTGGCTCTACTGGCATCATTTTGGCGATGCGTCTTGCAATTACGGCAGTTGCAGGAGCTGCAAAACCGGAAGCATCAAGGCCTAATAATGTAAACCCAGATCCAGAAACTGAAGATATGGTGAATGCCATGCCTGCAATTTGCAACATACCTGTAGTCCCATATAGCTGAACGACATCCCCTTCCGAGTATGTGTTAGTCATAGTGACAACAGCAGGGTTTGCCGCTGTAATAGCTGTACCGGTTACCGCTGCCTCTGGTTGAGGAGGAGCAGAAACGTAGGTAAAGCCGTTAGAAGCTGTAGCTGTAGAGAATTTATCCATGTTAATGGCATTAGTGCTGTTAGTTTTCTTCCAGCGAATGCCATCATTGATAGCGGTTAATCCACCTCCATACCATTCCCCTCTTACAACAACACCTGGGTTAGCAGTTGTTGCCATTTGAGTTAGGTTTGTGGTGATAAAATAATCAGCACCGCTTGGCAGTGGAATCGTTTGATTCACTGCTGTTGAGGGCTGTGTAAAAGTACCTTGAGTTACAATTGTAAACGGCATATTCTTTATCTCCTTATGATGGTTGGAATGTTGTTACGTTCAAACCAGAGATCCAGTTTTGATTTGTAATCGCACGAGCGATCGCAAACTTGGCATATAACTGGCTGTTCTGTGCAACAGAGGAAACCACCCAAGGCGGACGATATCCGATTACGGCGGTGTAGTTATTCTGTTCGATTTTAGCAGCAGCTTCTAGACCAAACATCGGAATGGTATAGACTGTTCTGCCTAACATTGAGATGCCGGGTGTCTTTGCAGCTTTAGAGGAAACAAAGAAACGGAATCTGCTGATAGAGCAGTATTCTTCTGGGCGGATGCCTTCTTGTGTTGGGTATGCTGATTTTAGCAATACGCCTTGCACTTTCTGAAGGTCGGCAGCTAGGTTAGTGTTTGCAAGCGCAATAAATGCATCTCTCACACCCCCTGTCGCGAACTTCAAAGTAGCTTCTAGGCTAGTAAGCATCGATCTTGCATCGTTACCAAGTAAGATGTTTTCGATGTTGTTAACGTCATTCAAGCTGATGTTACTTGGCTGATCGCCGTTTAAGCCCCCAGTGGCGTTTATATATGAAACGGAACTTGAAAAAAGATCACGCATTAAAAGATCTTCCTTTTCTCTTAGCCACTGACCTAAAAGTGCAGTGAATTTAGTAAGAGTCTTGGAATTCTCCCAAAGCACTACTTGCTCGTTAGTAACGATGGATTTCGCATAGATTTCCATAGTTGCATCGATATCTGTACGGACTGGGACTTCGGAAGCGGGATCGATACCTGAGCCATCTAATTGACCGCCATCAGTTGATAGGCGTTCAAATCGGCTCATACGTGTGGTTTTACCCACGTAGCTTTCTGCATGATGTAAATCAACACCGAAAGAGTGGATCAAATTAAACATTGGTGTGGAAAGTAGGTCTTCAGATGCCTGAACTGGAAGCTCAGGAGCCATATTCTGAATACCGGTTATTCCGGTTGAAAATGACATAGTTGCCTCTCTTAGTAAGTTAAAAATAAATTTCTATCTTACGTTTAAGAGGCGTAGGCTCTTTGCTAGGGCGCCAGCCTAGCTTTTGGTGCTAGGCTCACAATATCAAGTTATATTTTTAATTACAACGAGATTTCAGCTTTTCTATTTCTCCTGCCATTACTGAAAACGCATGCGCCATACAAAACGGGTTAACCAGATGTGCTGGAATTTCCTGATCTGGATATTGCTCTTTATATGCCTTGCATACTTGCTCATTATGCTGTCGAAACATCTCCGCATGTTCTGCAAAAGTGGTTGCAAGCTTCTCGATTGAATAATCATGCTCCATGCTATTTCCTTTTTTTACGTTTGGTTGTTTTTGGTTTTTCATCTCGGCCCTGAATCATTAGAAAAATCACATATTTGGTCAATTCTTGCAAAAGCAGATTCTGTCTATACTGAAATTGGTCTGGTGAGCCATGACATACAAGCATCGACTTTTGATATGCATCTAGAAGGCTATTAAATAGCTTTAGCTCTACTTTAGCAATCCTGTCATCAGGATTTTCTTTTGTCATATTAAACCCCTTTGATTATACGTTGCATTCTAGCGTAATTTTCTGCTCTTCTCGCTTCCACATCTTGCCAAGATTGCCTTACTGGAGTTCCGGGAGGGGTTGGGCCAGGGCTTGAAATAGAACGTGGCTTATTGCCATTAATCTCAGCTCTCATTGCTTCTTTTTGTGCAGTTGAGTGATTAGGAATAAACTTTTTAACAGCGTGATAGATGTCATGCCATTTGTCATATCCTTCAGAGAGTCTTTGAAGAGGTCTAGAAACCTCAGGATAATGGTAATCTAAGTAATCCAAATTGTCTTGAGAACAGACTAGCCCAAAATCAGGAAAATCTCTTTTTATTCTATTAGGATATTCTCTTCTTTCAAACTCGACTTGCTCTTTTTTGTATTGCTCTTCTTTCTTGCTGAGAAGTTCGTTTACCTTCCTTTCAATCCTCTGTTCTTCAGTCTCATCTATTTGCTCATTGCCTTGATTAATTCCGTAATATTGCTGATATGCTTGAGGGGAAGGTGTTGATTTTGTTGCAAATGCCGCTTCCATTGCTGCTTTAAGTGCAGCAACTTCTTGTTCTTTATCGGCAGCTCTTCTTTCGGCAGCTTCTCTCTCTGCTCTATCTTTTTTTCTAGCTTCGCGAAATGCTCTCCAGTCTGGATCTTCTTTAACTTCTGGCTCTTTCTGCTCTGCTTTGTTTTTATCTAGATTTTGAGGTGTTTCTTGTGATATATTGACTTCAGGTTTTACTTGAGACACAATTGTGTCTACGGGTATCTCAGCCTTAGATTGTGGCTGAGCAACTTCAGGACTTAACACTGTCATATTGGAGTCTCCTTATGGGTGAAGATGCTAACGCAAATGTAAAGGATTTTTTCGAGAATGTAAATAATAATTTTGCCGCCGAATTAGATATGCAAAAGCTAAAGAAAGAGCTACGTCAAAAGTTCGATGATTATCAAAAGACAATGAAATACCTATTAGCCGACGCGCCAATCGAAGTCCTATGTCTTCCGAAACCAATTGAGACTATATTACTCAATGAGGGCTTCCTTCGTATCTATGACCTTTTCAATGCTGATTTTGTCAAAATCAAAGGGCTCGGTGCTGTTCGCATCAGGCACCTTACAACCAGCCTTGATAAGTTCTTCGCGATGCTGTAGAAAATATTCATGCTCAGATGGCATCGTAATGGCACTTTCATAGCGGATATATTCCCAAAATTTACCTTCGAAGAATGCCACTGACCACGCTTGCATCGTTTTATATCTTTTATCAACTACAGCTAAGCTTGCCAGCTCAGACATCACCATATCGCTGGGTAGGACCCATAAACGTTTTGTTATGGCACCTATAGCCTTATTGTAAAGGAAAACTGCTTGATTAGGGCGTGGGGATGGTAGATATGGCCAGCAATAGAACTTACGACGAATCAGATTTTTGATAAGTGGATCTTTAGCTACTAGCATAACGACACAGAACTCATTTTCATCTATCATATTTCTGTATTTCTCTACAGACTCATAAAGATGCTTCTCGATATCATCAGCCATTGCATGGCCGACCTCAAGCGCGTCGTATTTGGTTTGATCAGCTAATGTTTTTCTAGATAATTCGCCTGCTGAAATTCTTTGTTTCATTTATAACTAAACCCAACCTTTGTTCTTTACTTTTCTTATTTTGATCTTTGAGTCACCTTCACATGTGCCTTCGTAAAAACCGTCTTCACATTGAAAATAAATTATGTCATCGTGAATTTGTATTTCATATATTTCACTTGGAAGCTCGAAATAACCTAATTGACAATTAAAGGTTTTTCCCATTGGTAGAGATTTTTCACTCATTAAACCCACCCTTTCTTATAGTTTCTTTTGTAGGCGCGCCATTGCTGCTTTGTTGGATTTGGAAGGAACTTTTTTAGACTTTTTCTTAGGGCTTTCACTCTTACTTTTCTCATCTTTAAATCCTTTTTGTATTTCAAATGGGGTTGGTATCCAAGGTGGTACGGGTCCTATTATTTCCGGGGCTAATGGGGAAAGCTTCGCTAAATGATCCTGATCCGAAAGTTCTATTGAATAATGTCTTTCTCGCTTTACTTTGGATTCTCTCTCGGGGTCTATCTGGTATGTTTTTTCAAAGGTGCTCATAGCCTATTTGATACTTCCAATGTGTGATTTTATAATCTTGTTTGATATCTAGCCCATCCCACTTCTTTCCGACTGACCAGCCAGGTAAAATGCGAGGGTGGTTCTCTATTTTTAGATAGAGTAAATCATAATCCGCAGGAAGATATTTCTTAGCGTCGGCCCATTGATCATTGTCATATATGACATCGTCATAGAGAAAGTTTCTTTTCTTTCTCTTTTTATAATCATAGATCACATCTTTGCCGACCTTAAACATTAATGGTCGCATTCGTTTGTTTTAGTGTGTGGAGTAGGTCTATCTTTTCCAGATCTTGGAAGAAATGCGCCCCATGAATTATCTGCGCCTTTAGGCGTAAGGTCTCTATTCATTTCCCATTGATCGTTTGGAACGGCTCTGCCATCGCCATGCTTAATGACGTCAGCAGTCTTGTTCTTTACGTAATCCGGATTATGTTTGTTATGCTTAGACATTGTTACCTCTCTTAGAAGGGTACTTTGACTTAAGAGGCTAGATCCCTACCGCCATTTCCCCCAAATATTGATTAATGCTTTGCTTTATGTTTTTTAGTGTAGCTAGATAATGCGTCCACAGATGCTTTGTATTCTTCCTGTTGATTCATCTCAGATGAATATCTAGTTCCGCCAACTTGAACATCACCGGGCTTCTTTTCCCAATGACCTTCGTTAAATTTTTTCATTGCGCCAGGCATTTGTGCCATGGATTCTTTGCTATGTGCCATATTGTCCTCCTAGACAGCAGATGCTGCCGTGTTTGTTGATGCCTTGTTTACCCCTTTGATATACTCGGCAAGTTCTAAATTAGATCTAAAGTTGGCGAGGTCCATATCCTCTAATTCAATCATCGTCTTGACCATTTCGAGGTCCGCCTTTGAAGATTTATATTCAGCGTCAGCAAAGAGATCCTGAACCTTAGCCATGCGCTCACTAGATGAAGCCAAAAGATCTTGCTCTCTAGCCATATCCGTTTTAGCCTTAGCCATGATGCCCATAATCTTAGCTTGATCCATTTGTTGAGATTGCTGAGCCTCCTGCTGGGCTTGTTGGGCCTGCTGTTGAGTGACCTCTTCCATATCTTTAATAACTTGTTGTTTATCGCTAATAAACGCAGCTCGTAATATTGATTTGTCTGCAATCGGCATACCCAATTCTTTGAAATGTAGAAGCTGCTGAAGCTCCATTTGTCGCTGCGTTGTAGAATAATTTCCTTCTTCGACCGCAATTGCATACTTTTGGGAGTGTGATGACCAGAATCTTGGATCTGCATCATGCCCAAGGATATTGCGAATTTTACCTTTACTAAAGTTCTTACGAATGGCTTGAAGCCTAATCTTCCCGTAGAGTCTCTGACTATAGTCGAGTTTATCAAATATAGTTTGAAGTGTTGTAAGACCAGCGCCCTGTCGTAACATTGAAAGTATTCCAGCCTTATCGTCGGTCGCCGATCCCAATAATTCTTCATTTACCCCCGAAATCTTAGTAATGTCTTCTGCGAGACCATTTGATAACTCAAGTAGAGATTGAGGTATAGCTACGGGCTCAATTCTTTGTATTTCATTTGGTTGCCTTCCTGCTTTTAGTGGTATAAGGAAGCCGTCGCCTCCGCTTGATTGTCTAAAGGCTTTTGGATCTGTTACAACATCAACAGGGTAAATCCATCCAGCATTCAAGCTAGATTGAAGTAATTGAAGCTCGATCACCTTGCGCATGTTATAGAGGAACTGGCTATCTCTGAGGTTTCTGATGATCCCCTGTTTACGCCATGCATATGCTTGGATGTCTTGCTCAATATAGCATTGCACTGGGACGAAAGGATAGTCATCGATTCCTAATAAATTTTTACCATGGTAGACAATATTTCCAGAGAGCGCGATTACTAGCTTAACGGTTGGAATCTCCACCTTTTTTACTTGAAGCCAAGGCTGCTCTGCTAGTACGCGCTCAAGCATATCCTTATCATCTGTCTCGTCCTCTTGCCATTCGGTCGCTTCGCCTGTCTTGGGATCTAGAATGATTTTACCCGGCCTTGTAGAGCGATAATAGAATTCGTCATAAGTGAAAAGATTGTTAATCGCCACATTCTGTAACTCAGCTTGAAGCGGAAAGCGTCCGTCCTTCATTCCGCCCGGCTTCATTTTGTCAATCTCTTTGGCATATCCAGGAATAAGGCTCTTAGCCATTTCTTTGGATGTCCAGCGTCTTCGCCATATACCGTTACAGTCACTTAAATCTTGCTTACGGCTATAACTATCAATCAAGTAGTTGTTCCAGCTGATCGCATCTGTAAAAAGATCGCCTGACACAGGATCGAAAGTGTAGTCTGGGTATAAATGAAGAAGCGTTTCCCCTGTATCTAGCGCGCCTTCAAAAGCCTGCGAATTATATTCTTGAAAGCCGTCCCTATCGTCGCACCACCTCAAGACTTTATTATATTCATCAGCGAGCTGGTCCGCATTGTTAAGAGTTGGCATCATGACAGTTGACTTTCTGTTTTTTCGCTGAAAGCCAGCAATCATATTGATGTGACGTCTTATGAGATTGAAGAAGAACTTCTGAACGTTTTGGGAATTCTGGCCATATACTTGATTGTAGAGTTGCTGATCGCCTACCTTAAACCTTTTATCTATAGCACCTTGCAACCAATAGGTTGAGTTCGTGGTATAGTTGGATTGGTAAAACGAATCCATCATTTGTTTAAGGTCTTTGGCTTGCACATCCGAGGGATCGATATACCCTAGGGAATACTCACCCGATTCATAAGATCCCATCAAGCTATCCTTATTCGATTAAAATAATTTATAGCATAATGGGCGCCTTTTCGCAATTGAAATTCAAAATTATGTTATATAATTGTCTCCGAACATGTCCTTGTGATCCCAGGCCAGCTTAGTTTTGCCAGTTTCTAAGTTATGAAGGCGTCGTTTAGCTTCCTCTACATTAATCTGGCATGGTTTGCATTTACATTTATCATAAAGAACAATGGCGTTACGCAAGGCGCTAGTAGAACATGTCTCTATTTCTGTTTCCATTTATGCCTCCATTATGTAAATTTGTGGTAG